GCTTCAACGTCAATACCATGCATGGCTTGTGCGTCTTGTGCAGATTCAAAAGTCCAACGTGCTTGTAACTTACGAGTCTTGGCTTCAACAGCCTGTTTCAAGATCTGTACAGAGATCTGCTTACCGCCAGTACCTTCCATGGTAGCTGTGTTATTGCCAGTGTAACCACTAGCAGTATTAGTACCAGCTGGAACTGTGGAGTATGCAGTTGCAATAGTGAACGGGCTTAATGCTTCTTGGCCGGCTGTTACACTAGTTGCTGCTTGGCTGTTGTCAGTCAAGCTGTTTGCGTATCTTACACGCAAGGTGTGGATTTGACCTACTGGACCTGTCATTGGCTGAACGCCAACCAACTCGTTAGCGATAACAGTTGGCATAACACGTCTGATAACTGGTAGAATCACACGGTTTAATGTAGCGATGTTGCCAGAAGCAGTAGAACCAGAAGATGCGTTCTCACGCAAGTACTTCTTGGTATTTTCAAGGATTACACTCATAGAATTGCGCTTTGAGCCGTTTAAGCCTTCTAGCAACGCATCTTTAGTCTCATCCCAACGACTTTCTAATAATTCTTGTGACATTTAAGTCTCCTTTTTTTCTATCTGATTTTACAGCCCTGCCAGACGCTTGAGGTCAATCACATTACTGCGATCTTCTTCCTGGACACGGGCAGATTTATCGCCAGTTGCAACGGAAACGTTTTCAGTAATCACTTTAGAAGCTTTTACAGATCGGTCTGCCAACACAGCTGGTAGATACTTTTCGAAAGCACCGGACAGTCTAGCTGTCTGTACACTTTCCAACAAATTACGCATCACACTGGCTTTTTCCTGATTTAAAGGAGCAAGCAATTCTTCCAAGGCGCTTTCACGCTGATTGGATTCTTTGATTATGCGTATTTCGCGTTCTTTACTCTCAACTAAAGTTTTTGCTTTAGCACCGAGTTTGATGGCTTCGCCTAGTTGCTGTTCTCTTCTAGCAATCACATCATGCAATTTACGAACTTCTGCTTTCTCATTTAAGTGAGTAGCACCAAATTCTGCTGCGTATGCTTCAAAGATTCTACGACCAAAATTGTTCTCCCGAGCAACTTTGATGTCTTCCTGCAACTGACCAAGTTCAGCCTTGAGATGACGGCCAACAGCGTTGGACATTTTCCGAGCACTTTCTGTTACGAAACGTGCCTTGAGTGTTTCCAACTGTTTGCGAGCTTCACGCACTAGACGAACTTTAGTTTCAACAACATCTTGTTTGTCTTGTGCAAATTCACGAATCTCACGTGCAAGTGCATGTACCACAAAGGATTCTAACTTAGCAACACCTTCTGTATGCATCTTGCGATCTTTACGCAGTTCGCCAATTTCTTCAGCCAATTTGGTTACCATAAAGTCGTTAAACTTGGTGGAACTTTCTTTCATTTTGGCCTGGAACCGGACACGATCTTCTGCAAGTGATTGCTTTTCAGCTTTTACCTGCTCGAGTTCTACTGCAAGACCTTCTGTTACCATACGATCTAGGGCTTCCACCATTACTGTCTTGTCATGTTCATAGCGTTGTGCAAACTCTTCGCGGAGTTCTGCACGGACTTGTTCACGAGCTTCATTCAGCTTGGCTTCCCAAGCTTCTGTGATCTCACTACGAGTTTCCTCGTTGATCAAGTCGCTATCTAGTAACGGTTTTAAACTATCTAACATAGCGTTATTTCCCCTCTATTTTGAGATCTTTGATCAGGCGCATTACTTCCTTCTTCAAATATCTCTGTACCTTGTTGTCCGATCCGGCTTCTTTTGCCATCTCCAGAATTCTATGTCCGCCACGCATGTTAAGCAGGCCTTCGTAGATTGCTGTGGGATACGCATTTGGTGCGCTGGGTTGGGCAACCACATCCACAGTGACGATTTCAAAGTCACTGACATGTCCGTTGGAGTCGTTGACATTTCCTGATCCACGACTACTAACACCTAGTTTTACACCGCTGGTTAACATGGTCTTGACCAGTTCTCCCATTGGCGTAGGTAATATTTTTAATGTGCCATAACCGCAAGGGCCTTCCATCCAC